CTTTAAAACATTACCGGACAGAGTTGAGTCAAACTCACTCATGTCTCCGGCATAATGTATTTGGCATCGAGCATGGTTGGAATAAACATAATCCATCCAATAGCCATTTAACGGCATGCCAACCTTGATGGGTGTTGTGGCCCACCTAAAATTATGGTTTGGAGAGTAATTCCAAACTGTAGACATAATATATTGCCCTAAGGGCGAACCAATAACAGTTCGAACCTTGTCAGCTAGATATTTCTTAGGAGGAAGTGCCTCATCCTTCACAGAAACATGGGCGACAGGGGCGAGCAAAGGGGCAAATTCAAAAGTTGCCCTCCACAACTTCTTGAATTGGGCATAGCCAATGGTTGATATAAACTTCCACCTGGAATATTTCTTACGTGGATTATCAGGGTCAACCATGAAGCTTCCCAATGCATACTTTTTCTCCCACATTTTTATAATGTAGTTCATGGGAGTTATGCGGGAAAATTTGAAAATGTCGCCTACGAGGAACCAGACATCATCTATTTCAATGTCAGGATAATCGTACTTTGGACTTTTAAAGTATCGAGCAACGCTCTCTAACTCATTGTCCAAATTTCTAAATTCTTCGCTCCTCCTCCATTCCACTGCCTTGACCCTAAGAGGGTCAAGAGCAGTGTCAACATACATCTTCCTGTTATGTATACCTTGTTGCCAATCTGTACCAGAGATTAGCCAGGAAGCATATGCGTGTGAAGAGCCGAATCTACTCGGCTCCGTTAAGTTAACATTAATTGGCCACCCAGCATCCCTCATGATGTCAAGAGTTTCTTGGATGTGTTCAGCATCATAAGAGCTCTTGCCACCCATAAGGTAATGCGGAAGGCCCAGATCAGCAACGACCACGGCCAATTTTGCGACAGTGTCCGTGAAAACGGGTAAAATGCCAGACATAGTTCTGTTTGGCAAAAACCCCGTCCTGGAAATCCATTTCCTGGACACGAAATTGTATTCAATGGCCAAGGTTGTCAAATCAACAACAATGGCAGTCAGTGTCCATGAAACCCATTCAACAAATGAAGTTGAAAATAGGGATAAAACCCACACAAATACAGCCCATGAAACACTGAGGAAGAACATCACAGAGCCAGGGGTTAGCATAACAACTGTGACAATCAGCAACACATAATAGCGAATTATGGAAGCCAGATTTTTCAAAGGCTTCAAATATAACGCAACAAAATAATTGACTGACCAAAGCAGTGCTAACAAAAACACGCTAGGCCCAGGCAATA